TTTGGTGATGGTCTGGAAACCGTTTTGCGAGCGTACTGGGCCCGTGAACGAAGTATTAGCCATTGGGTTTCTCCTGTCGTGGCCAGTGTCAGCGGTTGTCGCTGTCAGGGATGAGGAGATGGTACACGAGCATCGGACAAAAAGAAAGAGCCCGCGGGAACATCAGACGTATCGGAAATGCTTACCTGCATTTTTTCCACGAGCAATCGGCCTATCGTTCTTTAACGCTTTGGCCAAGGAACCGGGAGACATTCCGTACTCTTCTTTAACGGCTTTGAGGCTGGGAAAAACTTTGCCAGACGTGACTTCCAAAACAGCCTTGTTGTATTTCTCAGCGTGCTCCTTTGTGCGTTCCTTCCCTTTCCGCATCGCACTGAGCTTTGCCTTAGTTTCATCCGACGCGCGTCTGCCAACATTTGCTTGGCGAAGTTTTTCTTTGGTCTCAGCGGATACGGGGATCCCGGCGCGGTTTTTCCGCATTTTTTCTTTGGTCTCTTCCGTGTGGGGTCTGTTGAGCCGAGGGTGCGAGTCGGGGTTTTCTGCGTAATAACGCTTCAATCCCTCAGAAATACTTTGCCTGCGGGAAGCAGAGCATGGAACCCCGCGGCTCGAACTGTCCGTATGTCGAGCTAAATTGTAGCACATAGATGTGCCGTGATGCTCGTCTAAAAACTGCTGTTCAATGTCGTGCAGTTCTTCGGGATCATCGGCCACGACAAACACACGGAAAACAAAAGCATCTTCTCCGTATTTGTTCCATGCGTTTTGCAAAGGCACACAATGGTGGGTTCCAGCGCGAAGTTTTCTGCGGTGGGTGCGAAGGCGAGAGTCCCATCGAATGGTACTACCAACATAAAACCTTGCGTTGGTGATGTTGATGATTTTGTAGATCACTGCTTTTCCCGTGTAATCCATGTCGTCTCCTGTAATGACTTTTACATAGACATGTTTAGATTAGGTTTACCAATCTGTCAAACACAGCTCGCCCTGAAAAAGAAAAACCCCCGCCGAAGCGGGGGTTCAACCAGACCTAAGTCTTTGTTTTTAAAGGTTATGCACCGGGGCTACCGAACACGGCTCTGGCATCTGAATATCCGAAAGCGTAACGTTCTCTTGCTTTGAATCTCATGTTCCCAGTGTCGAAGTCTCCTTCCATACCCGTGCTGAGCGGTGTGCGCTCAAAATGCACGAAACCGCGGGGAGCATCCGTCTTGAGGAAGAATGCGTCCGGGTCAGTCAGGAAGTCGTTGACCACATAGCCCTCGGGCAGCATGCCCATGGACTTCAGTGCGTTCACGTCGTTGTCGGCGGTGCCGACGCGGAGGTTTGACACCATCAGGCGTTCTGCAACGAACTGCAGCTGGCGGGGCACGATAAGCTTGGTGCCGCGAAGTGCGATCTTCATGCCGCGCTCGTCCACAAAACCAGCGATGTTGATCAGAGCGTCCTCAAGAGAGGTTTCGTTCAGATCCGCAGCGACGCTGGGGGTGTTCGAGAATGTGTTGCCATTCGACAGCGGGTGCGCTGTCGAACAAAGCGCCACGCCGTCGCCACCAGCGTTGGCACCGCCAGTAAAGGCGTTGTTCAACACCGCCGCTGCTTTCACCTGCTTGGTGTGGGCCATCGACCGAGCCAGTGCGCGGGTGTAGCGGCTGCCGAGACGGTCATAGAGGTTGTCCTCGATGGCCTCTTCGGTCAGCGAGAACGCCATTGCGACAGTCTCGTGGTTGTACCGAGCGGTGTACGCTTCAGTCGCTTCGTCGAACGTGATCGCAGAACCTTCCGACTTCGTCGGAGCCGCACCAAAACCCGAGAGCATCACTTCTTCTTCGAACGCACGGTCCGAAGATTCGGTGGTGAAAATCTCGGAGTGCTGGTTCTCATAGCGACCATACTCCATGCCGAACAAGGCGTTGAGGCCCGGTTCAAGCTCTTTCGCTAGTTGTGCGCGAGAAATAGCCATAACTCAGACCTCCTTTACACGCCAGTCGTCGAAACAGTACCACCAGCAATTGCGCCGTTCGGCGAATTGAAGTGGTTGTTCAGACGGACGATGATGCCAACGCCGGCTTCGCTGAAGTCTGAGTTCTCAGGGTCATCTTGGATGCCCATGATACGCAGATTCAGGTTTGCGGTAGTGGCGATTGTGTCGAGGTCCAGCGTTGCGCTCGACAGACCGGTGGTCGTCGAACCCGATGCGGCTGTTGCAAAGTTTGCGTTTGCAAACACAGCGGCTTGGACCTCGGCTTCGGTATCAGCCCCTGTTACGACGTTCGACGTCGAAATCAGGAACAGCTGGGCGGGATCGTCATAAACGAACGCCTTGACGGGGAAGTTCGAGTCTGCACCCGATCCCGGCCAGTAGTTCGAAAAGATTTTTTCACCGTTGACAGCCGAGACGTACTCACAGCCCCAGAAAACACCAACGAGACCCACAGTGCCGCCTGCTGCCGCCCCAACGATGTCAATGACACCGGCCGAGGTCGGAATAACAGGAGAACCCTGATAGATCTCGTTCGTGTTGTCCGAAGCAATGCGATACTCGGTGGCACCGGTGCTGTTGGTGTTCTGACCCATCTTCTTGAGGGGACGAAGACCAAAGGCACCATTGATGTTAGCCATGGTATAGCTCCTTCAGTTTCAATTAATCAGTGTCCGATCGTCGGCCACCGAATGATACACGACTACGCCGATCATTTGAGATCGGCATCGAAGGATGTTGGTCCTTCATCAGGTCCTGATCTACAGACTGCATTTGTTCGCGGGTCCGGTTCCCGTAATACGCGGATCGTTCTTGCGCTGTTTCTTCAGGTATGCGGCACAGCATCAAACCACCGTTCCCGATGACACCCTCGTACCGACCTTCGTCAATAGTTGGTGCCTGAAAGTCTGGATACTCGTCGGCGCGAACGGGTTCCCACCCTTCACGCAGTTTTTGGTGAACGTTGATCTTGTCTTCCTCACCACGCATTGCGACTCGAATCCAACGATGCACATAGCCGGCGGGCGGCTCGGGGGCATCTAGGCGGCTGGGCGGTGCCCATGGTTTGCGACGTTCTTTTTTGTCGCGGGTATCTGCGGCTCGGGGTGTTCTGTCAGCCATTGTAAATCACTCCTTCACGTATTTGGCGTATTCCTCGAGAGGAACATTGAGCTTCTTCGCGATGGCAATCTGCGACGGTGACAGTTTTACCGACCGGCGCCCCTGTTTTGTGTTGCGAGACGCTGAAGAACCAGCAGGAGCGACCTGACTCTTCTTGCTCGATTTCTGACCAGCGAACTTGTTCGGAAACTCCGAACGCATACGCCGATCGATTTCATTGTAATACTCATCGCTTTGTGGGTCAAAGCCTTCTTCTTCGACCAGTTTTCGATGAATACCAAAAGCAGCGTAGGTCATGACTTCGTCTTGACCAAACCACTCGTTTTTCTCAGCCCATGTCTGGGCCCGAGGATCAGGAGCCGGTTGGGCCGGTTGGGCCGGTGCCTGCTGCGGCTGTTGGTACTGCTGACCGGGATTTTGCTGCGGCTGCTGCTGTTGAGAAGCCTCAGTCTGCTGTGTCTCGGCACGGCGCTTGGCAATGTCGTACCGGTCTTTTTCGTTCGTCGCTCTGGCAAGAGCCTCTTGGGCCTCGATCATCGCGTCGGTGTCGCCAGACTCGTAGGCTTCTTTGTAAGCCTTTCGAGCAGAACCGATCTGGCTATCGATACGAGCGCCGTACTCATTCAGATAACCGCTATCGAGCTTTTCCATCCGCCCTTTGAGCTTCTGGTTCTCTTGCAGCAACTGTTGGGCAACGCGGGTCGCCTCTTCGTTCTGGCGCTCAGCCTCGCGGTACTTGTGCGTGAGGTTTTTGATGCGCTTCTGGACACCTGCACTGTAGTCTTCCAGCTCGTCTTTGCCGCTTTCAACGCGCTCGGCGGCCTTGGCCACCTCGCCATCTGACTTTTTATCTTCAGAAGTGTCGTCTGCAGGCGCATCATTCTGGTCGTCAAGAAATACTTCTTGCCCCAGATCTTCGTCTTGGTTTTCTTCAGCCATGGTGGCCTCCTTAAACTGACTTGATGTCCTGTGGATCAAGAACCGTTCCGATCACCTCGTCATCATTGATGATGCGAACTTCACCGCCATCGATCTTGAACCTTGAGCCTGCATATCGACCAATGCAAACCCACTGCCCCGGTTCACACCACGGCGTGCAATCAGGTCCGAACTTGTCCGGATCATTGTACGCGAGCGGCCCAACCTTGAGCACATAAGCAACGACCGTAGCCACTGCTTCTCGATCCCGAACCTCGTCCGGAATATGCAATCCGCCCGAGGTCTTTGCGACACCTTGGAACGGCATGACCAAAATCCGCCAACCGGAAGGTTGCGGGAGCCTGTCGACTAAGTCTTTTTCGATGAGATTGGGATCCAAGACCCGATCCGCGGATGGGACATAAGCCCCTTCCAAAGAAGGTTTCTTGATTGAAAGGTCACCCAAGTCCGCCAAAGTCTTCTTCGTGGTCAATGTTTTTCTCCAGCAGGGTACGGATTTCATCCTTCGCGAAAGAAAGACCCTGTATTTCTCCCACGATCATCTTGTATTGCTCCCAATCCTTGGGTCCGCCAACAACAAGACTTTGAACGAGTTGATCTTCTCGCTCACGGATTTGTTTGTAAACATGTTTTGCGAAATCAACAACATCCATCACATATTTTCTCTGTAAGTTTCTTGCGACTCGGAGGTCATCGGGCCGCCTTCAACCCAATCGTCACAGACATAGTCATCAGAACAGAGAAACTTGTAGATTTGGCAGTAGCCAACTTCACCAGAATCATCGCCGATGCACTCAAGGATCTCTTCGGTTTGGTTGTAGGCTTTGCAATTGCCGCAAACCTCGGTAGCGCGAAACGCTCCGCCGTCGGCCGGGTCTCGATAATCGGCCGATTCAATCGCCATCTCGCGGTTCTTGGCGTTCAAATCCTCGTCCTGAGTTGGGAGAGGACATTTGTTGCCGTTGTCATCGTCGTCGTATTGGTCGACAGGAACGAGGTCCGGCAGAATGCTAATCTGGATCGTTGGCATCAGAAAACTCCTCTGAATGTCTGTGGTCGTGCGATCGGGCTGAATTTTTTCACGACACCGCCGTCGGCCATTTTTTTCTTGCCAGCTTTTGACATTGCAATGGCGACGGCCTGATCCCGAGGTTTTCCAGCTTCCATTTCGGTTCGAATGTTACTCGAAATAACATCCTGCGAAGACCCTTTTTTCAACGGCATCGTCAGCCCCCTTGGTTGCGCTGCTGGGCCAGACGGGCTTGCGTCATGATGCGCTCCCGATTGACTGCATTGCGCTCTTCTGCGATCTCTTCCTGCAGCTCGATGCGCGCAGCCTCTGCGGCCGCCTTCTGCTCCAGCTTGCGGTTATCAAGAGCGAGTTTCTGCGCGTCGATCTGCGCGTCCATCATGTTCTCTTGTTGCTTGGTCTGAACCTCGGCTTGGCGAATTTGAACCAGCGGGTCGGCCATGGGGTCAGGTTGCGGCGGGTTCAGCTGTGGCATCAACTCCTCGAGGATCTGCGCCTGTAGCAAAGCCACATACGCGTTCATCTCTTCGGGATTTTGCATCGCCTGTTGTGCCTCGGCCATTTGCTGCTGGGCCTCTCGCGGGTCGACAGCGCCGGTCTGGGCCGCCATCTGCAGCTGCTGGAGCTGCTCTTGAATGCCGCTCATGGCCTGTTCCCTAGCCATGAAGGCCACGTGCTCTTGGATGTGAGCATGAAGCGCTGACATGGCAACCGGATTGGCTTGAACAAACGCCGACTTCAAGAAGGTGATGTGAACCTTGATGTGAGACTCGTGGTTCTGTTGGGGGAACGCCTGCATCGGTGTGCCAACCACGGCCCGGCCGTTTTCCATCGCCGGGTCCATCGGCTGCGGCTGTTGCGGCGCCGGCAGGATTTCCTCGATGTTCTGAACCTCAAGCGCTTGGTACATGCGCTTGTAGGCCTCGTGCAGGTTGTGGGCCTCCGGGTTGGTTTGGGCCAGCTTCAGCTGCTCTTGGGCCAAGGCCACGCGCTGGGCCATCGAAAAGATGTTTGGGTCGCTGACCGGGACGATATCGACGCGCCCGTCAAAATCCTGTTGCAGCGCCTGTGGAGGCACACCGCCGGCCGGTTGGTACGGATAGGCGATCAGGTTTTCAGAGACGATTCGCGCGAGGATTCGAAACTCTTTTTTCTGCGCGTAGTGCAGCCTCTTGTGGATCGCGGACATCACCTTCATGCCACGCTCAAGAAGCGCCATGGTGGTCCCCACAGGCGCCTCTTGACCCATGTTGGCGGCCTGTTGATCGGCCACCGAAACGAACCGCCGACCACCCTCAACAAGCGCACCCAGCAGCTGCGCCAGCGTTGAGGAAGGCTCTTTGTACGGGAGAGGCATGATCGAGTCGCGGATCGCGCCACCCGGGGCGTCGATGTCCCGCCACTCGCCGGGTTGGATGGGGTCGTCGCTGTCACGAACACGGATGCCCCGGGCCTTGAAGCCACCGGGGAGGTTGGACAGCGTGCCCGCGTCGATCAACTGACGCAGAATGCTTGTGGCCGCGCGACCCAGCCCACCAATCATGTGCGTCAGCCCAAAGCCGTAGAAGCCGAGCCCCGGCATGAACTTGTAGTGAACGAAGTAGGGGATGGCCTTCTTGAGCGGATCCTGCTCTTGATAGTTCCGACGGACGGCCAGAACCGTCTCACTGTCCTTGTCGATCGTGACGATATACGGAAGTTTCAGGCCGGAAGGTTCTCCCTCCACGTCTGTATCTTCAAAGCCTTCGATGTCCAGTTCAACATGCATCTCGAGCAGAGTGCGGACATCATCGGAAAAGCTTTTCGAGATACCCTGTATCTCGTTGACCTTGCTCTCGACCTCGTCTGTCTCGTCGGCACCGCCAACAGGCAGATCAATATCGCGGTAAAACCCGGCCAGTTGTTGCTTGCGGATTTCGTTGTCCGTCATTTTCAGGACGTGCGTAATCCGCGGTGTGGTGATCAAATCCGTGGCCGTGTACGGCACAACGACGTCTTGAGCGGGCAGGAACTTTGACACCGGCCGGCCGAGGATGTTGTCGAAGTAGATTTTCTTGAACGTCGATCCGGATAGCGGGAGATAAAACAGGAGTTGATCCATATCCGGATCGAACTCCTCCATCTCCTCGGTCACGAGGTAGTTCATGTAGTGCTTGACCCGCGCACCTTGCGCTTCGACCTCTTCGTTCTGCGTGCCGACAATTCGTGTCTTGACCGGTCCACCGGACGGCAAAAGTTCTTTGTAGGCCTGTGCTTGGAATTGCGTGACAGACTCGGACACCAGTGGGTGCGTCACGGCCGAGGCACCCTCGAACGGCTCTGACCGCTCTTTCTCCATCTTGGCGCCCAGCAGCTCGAGGCCGTTGACGTAGGTGTCTTCCCACTCCTTGCGGGACTCGAGGTCTTCCTCGTAAGAACTTACCAGCTCTGTGGCCAACTCGCCGAGTATGCTGTCGTCGAGGTACTCAGCGAGGTTTTCGTCGAAGGCGATAAGCTCTTCTCCGGCGGCCGCCTCGGCCTCTGCCGACTCGATCATCGATCGAACAAGTGCCGACCCATCCTCGTTTTCAAGAACTTCCGCGCCGCCGCTAAAATCCAACGGGGAGTCAACTGATACCTCCTCTGTCTGGAGCGCCGGGTCCATTTCTTCGGTTTGCAAAGGCTGGTCGACCTGCGACCCCATGAATCTAGGCGGCAATGCCATTAGTAATACTCCCGTGTACGAGGCATGGAATCCGTTTCGTCATCTTCTTCGTCAACCTCAATTGAAATCAGACCGCCTTGGCGGAATCGCATGAGGGCGAGCGTCATGCTATCACAATTATGTACCAAGACCCCGTTGGCATAGAAACAATGCGCGTCAGCTACCGTCAGATTGTAAACGGGCTTTTTCTCTCCGCTTTCTACGAGACTTTCGACACGCACACGTCTGACTGCAGATAGAAGCCCTACCCGTAGGTGACGGAAAATCCGTGCCGCATTCCGTGCAAGTTCTTGTGATTGGGTTGGCTTTTCGCTCCTCAAGCCATTGCCTCCTGCCCTTATGAGTTGCGCCACCCGGAGCAAGATGCTTTGCGCTGACCTCACGATGCCACTGGCGCCCCTGTTCAGAACGATGCCACTCAGACGCTTTTTCTCTAATTTTTTCAAGGTGCTCGAGCTGTCGCTTTTCACGACCTCTGGCGCTTCGCTCTTCTGAATGTTCCAAATGGTGCTTTTTGGACGGAAGGCACTCAAGGTTTGAAATGTCATTGTTGTCGACATCCCTGTCGATGTGGTGGACATGCCAACCCTCTGGAACTGGGCCGTTGTGGTGTTCCCATACTGCGCGATGCAAGCTGTGCCCACCCCCTCCACTTCGCCAGAAGTACCGGCGTAAATGTGGGTGTTTGGACTCAGGATATCGCCTATACGTCTTATCGTCGTAGTGAACAACTTCGACAACAAGTTCATCTTTTCTCGGAAACGCCATGTAACACCCCTTGTTTGTGCTACTTTTATCGTATCCGATATACTCATCGTGTCAATGCGTTTCCAACCAGCGGTGGTTGCAATAGGGTGATTACCAGTACCCTCCAACCGATAAGGACCAGCCCTGAGTTTGTAAGTTGGTCGGACACCTGTAAAACCAGACGCAAGAACGGGTTTAGCGCCGGCTGGTGTTTTAATCACATCGCCGACACAAACATCTTGTATTGCTTTTAAAGAGCCGTCTGACATTGCAATCATAGTGTCCTGTACAAAACAAAAATCGTCGTGGTCTCCGGCCGGAAAAGATGCAACTTCTTCTATGACCTCTTCTGCAAACCTCTTGTTGCTCGGGGCCCATACTACACCAGATTCAAATAAAGGTGAAACCAAATGCATTCGCGTGGTTTTATCGACCCCACCACCCCCGGCCTTGCGTCCCGGAGAAAAGCCCACTGCGGGAACACCGCGCTTCTGCAGCTCGTCGATCAAGGGTCGGCCGCTGGCCTTCGCCTCGACAATGACCATGTCCGGTTCCCAGTAAGAGTGTTCGCTGAACGCGATCTCCTTGAGCTCCGGAAAGTTCCAGCGGCCTCGCCGGGCGTCCAACAAGATGATTGCCTCTCGGCCGCTCTCGTCCTCGTCAAAGACACCCCAAGTAGTAATCGCCGAGTAGTCGGCGGTTTCTTTTTTCGAGAACGCGGTGTCATAGGCCTGAATAATGTACTTCACCAGTGGAAGTTCTTCTTTCTCCCACTCACGCCACCACTCGCGTTTCACGATCGCGGCTTCTGCAGAGGTCGGTTTCTGCTGCCATTGTGCGGACCACTTGGGGAGCGGTAGGGACGCCTTGATCGACAACATGGCGTCTTTTGTCCAGAACTCCGGCCACAACACCTCGTCGGACGGCAATATCGCGGGGAACTCAACGACCTCCCACTGGTCTGCCAACGGGTCCGAAGCCTGTTGAGCGAGCAGGCGACCCACCAAATCCCGCTTCCCCCATCGAGTCATGACAACGATAATCGACCCGCCCGGCTGCAGACGCTGCCGCGGCCCCGAGGTGTACCACTCGTATGCATGATCAAATGCCGTCTCAGACAAGGCGTCCTGCTCGGAGTGAGGATCGTCGATTACGAACAGGTCGGCACCGCGGCCAGTCACGGCCGACCCAACACCGGCTGCAAAGTATTCTCCGCCGGCAGACGTTTGCCAGTTGCCCGCGCCCTTGTTGTCGTCTTTCAACTTGGTGTCCGGGAAAATCTCTTGGTAGTGAGGGTCGTCAATCAGGTCCCTAACCTTACGCCCAAAACGCACGGCCAGTTCGGTGTTGTGGGTCGCTTGAATGATCTTTAGCTTCGGATTACGCCCCAAAAACCAAGACGGCATGAGGTAGGAAGCCATTTCCGACTTCGAGTTCATTGTCGGGGTCATGCTTCGACCCACCAAAAACACTTGGTCGGCGTTTTCGACGGAAATGCATTGCACCAAACCCCGGCAATTTAGCCGCTTTGCATTGGCATATATCGCAGAACCAAACCCCGTCGGAGCTTTGCAGCGCCCCTGCTTTCGCGGAATGTTGGACACGTCGTCGTGATAAAAACTCACGTTGTATGCCCGCTTGCAGATGCTGCCTTCCAACACAGGCTGATAAGATTGGACGGTGTTTTTGATCCCCAGCGACCATAGCAATTTACGCACGCTTTGGATCATAGGCTCATCACTTTGAGCAAAAAAGCACTGACCTTTCGCAGATACCGTTCCGTCGGTGTCCATGAGCCCGCGCAACAAGTCCATACGCTGATCAAAAGAGCCTCGCAGGTAGATGTCGGGGATGTGCTTGTTGCCCAAAACATTCAGTTCGTCTCGAAGCGTTGCCCTCAAAGCCAAAACGCCAAACGTAGAGGGGGTTTTTTGGTTGGTGGTAACATAGCCGCGGCGCTCGAACTCTCTGCGGAGTATATGACGATCGCCGTCGGGACTTGTAATTATGGCTTGATTGCTGTGTCCATCACCAAGCCAGACACCAAGAACGTAAGGGTCCACAGGCAAGTCTGCCTCGGGGAAATTCAAACAAGGGCGGGGCACAAGTTTCGTGGCCCGATTCTTGCGAAGCTTGCAGTCAGCGATGTCTTTGGTCGAGACCACCACATTCTCTTGGCGCGCTGATCTTTGTCCGTTTCTTG